CGGGAATAAGTTCAACAACGAAGTCGCTACACAAACTGGAACGAACGAACTGGAAGACAGCACAGAACTAGGCACACTTGACGTGTCTGCATTAAACGACTGCCAGTACCTGTTCTCATAAAACAACAAATAGAAAGAGGAAAGAAATGGCTATAAAAGGTAGATCAAAACTAGACAGTATCACTACACCTGTAGGAATTGCTAAGTATCCTTGGGTTAACACACCGAGTACTAAGTTCGTAGAGGGTGGTGAGTACAGCTGTAGCTTAGTGTTAACAAAAGAAGAAGGTGAAGTTATTGTAAAGCAACTCAAACCTATCTTTGAAGAAGCAATACTGGAAAAAAGTGAGGAGCTTGGTAAGAAAGCTAAGTCCTATGAGTTACCAATTCAACTTGAAGGAGATTCTTACATCCTCAAAGCAAAGTTGAAACCTGTTAACGGAATAAGTAAGAAGACTGGGAGTCCGTACACTCGTTCAATTGGATTGTTTGATTCAAAGGGTAACCCTTGGGACAAAGAAACAATAGTACGAGGTGGTTCAAAGGTACGCCTTAACGTACGCCCTAAGACTTGGTCCTCTTCCTTGTTAGGAGTAGGATTATCGTTAGATTTATTAGCTGTTCAAGTAATTGAGTTAGCAGAAGGCGAGTTCACAGAACAAGCAGCTGATTCATTTGGGTTCACTGCTGTTGAAGGTGGATATGTTAACGGAGGTGAAACCCTGGACCAAGCACTTGATGCCGAAGAAGAAGAAGACACCCTCACTGCCGACTTTTAGGAGTGGGTTTGAAGAGAGAATAGCTGCTCAGTTAAAGCGTCACGGAATAGATTACAAGTACGAGACGTTAGTCATTGAGTATAAGAGACTTAGTACCTACACTCCTGACTTCATTCTTCCCAACGGAATCATAGTAGAGACCAAGGGAAGGTGGGTCACGGAGGATAGGTCTAAGCATTTACTAATCAAAGAACAACATCCTGAGCTAGACATCAGGTTGTTATTTCAAAACGCCTACAATAAAATACGCAAAGGTAGTAAGACTACTTATGCAATGTGGTGTGAAAAGAAAGGAATATTATATGCACATAAACAAGTACCAAAGTCATGGCTTTCACTAACACGCATCAGCAATGTACAAAGTGTGGGTCGAGTGACGCTGTCGGAGTCAACGCAGACGGAAGCACAATGTGTTTCAGCTGTGCTACATACAGTAGACCTAAAGGAGGAACTGTAAAGGTGAGTAGTAACAACAGTGAAACATCATTTCTTACTGGTAAGTACACAGATATAACAAGAAGGAACTTAACAAGTGAGACATGTCAGAAGTGGGGGTATCAAATTGGATACTTCAATAAAGAACCTGTTCAGATAGCGAACTATAGAAGTAGAGACGGCACATTAGTAGGACAAAAGATACGCACTGCGAATAAACAATTCCACATTAGAGGAGAGTTGCTTGGCTTATATGGTCAGCACCTTTGGAAGGATGGAGGAAGAAGAGTAGTGGTGTGCGAGGGTGAGGTGGATGCGTTAAGTATTTCACAAGCATTCGGAAACAAGTGGGCAGTAGTATCTGTACCGAATGGAGCAGGAGCAGCAAAGAAGTACGTTAGTCAATCAATCGATTGGTTAGAGTCCTTTCAAAAAGTAATCTTCTGCTTTGATAATGATGATCCAGGAAGACAGGGAGCAACAGAATGTGCTAGTCTTCTAACTCCAGGCAAGGCATCCATCGCAGAGCTACCGTTAAAAGATGCTAGTGATATGATCGTAGCCAAGCGTAGCGAAGAGTTAGTTAATTGCTTGTGGCAAGCGAGAGAGTATAGACCTGATGGGATAGTAGGAGGAGAAGAGATATGGCAAGCAGTCATAAAGGAAGACACTTCAGAGTGCCAACCTTATCCTTACCTCTCGTTAAATGAAATGACACACGGTATTAGAAGAGGAGAACTGGTAACACTTTGTGCTGGGTCAGGGATAGGTAAGTCCTTGTTCTGTCGCGAAGTCTGTCACCACCTTCTTGGACTTGGAGAGACGGTAGGTTACATCGCACTTGAAGAGAGTGTTAGAAGGACAGCGTTAGGTATCATGGGTATCCACATTAAGAAACCTCTGCACATGGAGAACACCTTGACTGAGAAGGAGTTACGAAAAGCATTCGATGAGACTGTAGGTAACGGAAACTTCTATACCTATGACCACTTCGGAAGTACAGAAAGTGATAATCTATTATCAAAGATACGCTACCTGTGCAAAGGGCTAGGATGTAAGTGGATATTCCTTGACCATCTATCTATTGTAGTTAGTGGTATCCAAGGAGATGATGAACGAAGGTTAATTGATAACACAATGACACAACTACGAAGCTTAGTGGAAGAGACTGGATGCGGAATGGTGTTAGTATCTCACCTTAGAAGACCACCTAACGGAGGAGGACATGAAGAGGGAGGAGTTACTAGGTTAAGTGACTTGAGAGGTAGTCATTCAATCTCACAACTAAGTGACATGGTGATAGGACTAGAAAGAAACCAACAGAAAGAAGACAGCAACGAAACAAAAGTAAGAGTACTTAAAAATAGATTCAGTGGTGAGACAGGATTGGCAACTACATTGTATTACAATGCAGACAGTGCTCGTTACACCGAAGATGAAGAGGTATTCAAAGACAAAACAATAACAACCAACAGCGGAGCGAGTCCGTTTTAATAACTATGTTAATAATAATTGAAGACCAAGAAGAAAACATACTCTGTGAGTTTGTAATTAATTACGAAGAAGAACTAGCACCTATAATATTAGCAGTTAAATCTTGCTTTATTAAAGAGTCTAACTTTACACAAGAGACCGAGTATATACGAATACAACTAAAGGAGAAAACAACCAAATGAAAAAGAAAACAAAAGCAGAGTTTATCAGAGTAAAAGATAATGGATGGATTAAGCTAAAGAAAGTATGGGATAATGGAAAATTAATTAAACAACAAAACATACAAGCATAATATGAAAATACTATTCTTCGATATAGAAACCAACGGCATTGAAGACTTCACTAATCTAAATGATTTAAAAGTCTGTCATTGCATGAGTGTGTATGATCCAATAGGAGGTAAGATG